ATCGTATTGGCTACGGATGAGCAGTATGCGAAGTGGGGGCCGCCTGGTGAAGGTGATGTATGTTTTGTAAAAGACCTGGGACGTGACGCAAAGAAACGTAAAAAGTAATGGCCGACGGAGTAAAAGTTAAGCTGAGTATGAAGGGTGTTCAGAAAGCCCTTAAAAGTCAAGGCCCTTTCAAGTCGAAGGTGGCCAAAAAAATTGTTGCCAAATATGCCTTGTTGATTCAGGGAGAGGCGAAGATAAATCTACGCTCAGATCCTAGAAGAATTGATGATGGTATTCTTTGGAACTCGATTCAGATTTTACTAGTTGGCCTCGGCGCTCAAGTATTTACCAAAAACGAGTACGCTGCTTTTGTACACTGGGGAACTGGTATACATGGCGAGAATCCCAAAGGAGGCCATAGGCTCACACCTTGGGTTTACTTCGATGAGAAGACCAGGAAGTACCACGTCACTTCTGGTATGGAGCCGAATATGTTTTTTAAAAATGCGTTTGATAAATACGCTCCTTTGTTTTTTGCTGACATGAGAAAAGCACTCGCTATATCAGACACTTCATTTAAGAACATGAAATGATTATTGGGGCAGTTATATTTGCACTTGGTTTAGGCATTGGCTTTTTGGTCGGTGCCACGATGGGCTATATGTCTGTCAAGCCAAAAGACCCGCTTTCTAAGATTAACATTTCACGTGAGGGGGTAATCGAATGACAAGTTTAGGCGATGATCTCAATGATGTTATCTACGCACGTATTGATGCCTTGGCTCTTGGTGTTCCCATGTTTTACTCTGGGGCGCAGGGTTCGGGTACCAATGAGTATATTCTATTCCTTGATGATGACGAACGTTATTCGTCTACGTTTTCAGACAAGGATGATGATGCCAATAATGCAGAAGTCTTGATACAGCTTTGGGGCTCGAAGCCCCGTACGCTATCTCGCAGAGCGAAACAGATCATAGACGAGATAGGCAACAAAGATAATCCACCGATAATCAACGGATTCAATCACATCATAACCGAGCTTATTCGCAACCAGAGGACGCCGAAGTTTACCACGACGGGGGAAGCTTCACAAGAAAGCCGAGTGATTCAATTCAAATTTATTTATTACCCGTCATAGCACCATAGGAACACACAATGGCTGACACTAAAGACAATGCCCGGAATGAGAATTTCTACGTATCAACAACTGATCCGGGAACAGAAACCGCCCGTAGACTCCCTTCAAACTATACGAAGGTAGGACTGCTTACAAGCAATCCTTTGAGTTTATCACGCAACATGATCAACGCCGATGATAAAGATTCTGGCGATGGCACGACCGAAGAATATGGCCGCATCTCTGGTAACGTTTCCATATCAGGAAACAGAGCCAAGGATGGCAATGCAGGAGCCATGATCGTTCGCGATGCTCACATGGCGAAGACTACGCTCTACTTCTTGCAGTCAGATAACACGATTGGCGATCAAGCCTCTCATGGTGTCTGTAAGGTATCTACGTATAACGAAGGCTCAGACGATGAGTCAATTCGTAAAATGGATGCTACGCTGAACATTCAGGGCGTGCCTGTTTTCTTCACGATTGTAACCTAATAAAACCAAGATGGCTAAAACACCGAAAACCCCAGTAGTTGATCAAAGACTATTAGATGCCTTAGCGAACCACCCGGAAAAGATCACGATTGATTTCGGCGGTAAGCGAGACTTCTTATTGAACGCCTACGGTGCAAAGGTATTACGTAAGCTCGGACACGATCCTATCCCGGTCGTGTTCGATGCTCTACGTGGCCTTGCTCCTATGTTTGGTCAATTTCAAGGTAAAAACGCAACGGGCTCAGATGTGATTGTTGCGTTGATGAAGACGCTTGACCCAAAGATACTTGAGGATTTGTGTGTTGTGATATGGTGGGGGCTGATTGCCTACGATCCAGATATAACTCTGGATGAAGTAGAGATTCACGCCACGGCGAAAGCTATATATAAATGTGTGACACAAGTATACCAGGCGATGGCATCCTTCGCCGACGACGAAGATACCCAGGAAGAATCCGACGGTGAGTCGGGAAACTAAGCCTCGCCCGTATTGAGCGATCCGTTTACACGGTCATTTCGCCACGAGAATTTGATTTATTGAGTTTTCGAGAAATGATAATGATGACGAGAAGTGCGGGCGATGTTAAGATGAACAGGATTCACGCTGCTGCTATGATCGTAACGGGCGTGTATAATTTCGCGGGCTATGGCAGGCGAGATCAAAAAAGTCCTGATCAGATCTACCCCGGATTGTTTGGTAAATCAAGCAAGAGTGGGTATTTGGAAAGAGTGAAACAAGCCGACGAAGCGGAAGCCGAATATGCTCGTCAGGTTGAAATCACACGTCAGGCGAAGGAGGATAAACGTTTAGCAATAGAAGGAAAACAAGATGCCTCTCGGTGATAACATAGGTACGATGTTCGTAAGCCTCGGAGCCGACATTTCCGACTTCCAAAAGAAGATGGATATGGCCGGTACGAAGATGCAAGCGGCGGGCCAGAAGATGACCGACGTGGGTAAGAACATGACCGCGAAGGTCACGGCTCCGATTGCTCTTATTGGTGGTTTGATGCTCAAGTCCGCTGGGGATTTCGAGGCGGGCATGAACAAGGTGCAGGCTCTCACGAGTGCAAGTACTGAAGAGTTCAATGCGCTTGAAGCGCAGGCAAAAAAGCTTGGGGCCACAACTCAGTTCTCTGCTTCTCAGGCCGCCGACGCCATGGGGTTTCTTGGCATGGCTGGCTTTGACGCTAATCAGATTCTCGGCTCGATGGAGGCTACGCTGAATCTTGCGGCGGCGGCACAACTTAATCTTGGTGAAGCGGCTGACGTTGTTTCAAACATTATGACGGGTTACGGTCTGGAAACAGATCAAGCAGGGCGTGCCACGGATGTGTTAACGAAGGCGTTTACTTCTGCCAATACAGACCTAAGCCAGTTAGGGGAAGCGATGAAGTTCGTGGGTCCTGTAGCTTCAACTGTGGGCATATCGTTTGAAGAAACCGCTGCTGCGATTGGGCTGATGGGTAACGCCGGTATTCAGGGCGGCATGGCGGGTACTTCCTTAAGAGGCGTGCTTTCTAGATTGGTAAATCAATCCGGTCCCGCTACTGACTCTATGCTTTTGCTTGCCGAGGGGTACAAGAAAGCCACCGGCGAATCATTGAAAAACGCTGATGGTACGGACGCAAATGTTACGTCGTTCTTAAAAGCCGGAAGCCCAATTCAAAACCTTACTCAGCTTGTTGACTTCATGGCAAAAGCCCAACGGGGGTTGGGTGACGATGCTGCTTTCACCGGAGAGCTAATGACCATCTTCGGCCAGCGTGCAGGGCCTTCTATGGCTGCGCTTGTTACTCAAGGCTCGGAAGCGTTAGGAGACATGACCACGAAACTTGAAGAATCAGGTGGTGCGGCTGCGACGATTGCAGATGTTCAGATGCAGGGGTTTAACGGCGCAATGAAAGCATTGACTTCAGCTTTTGAAGCTGTTCAGATTGCTGTTGCCCAAAGTGGTTTGCTGGAATTTGCTACAGACTTTGGAAACGGATTAGCGACATTACTTCGCCGCCTCGCTGCTACGAATCCTGCGATGTTAAATATGGGAGTTATCGTAGCTGCGGTAGTTGCCGCAATAGGTCCACTGCTTTTAATTGTCGGCCCACTCACAACGGGTTTGGGAATTGTTACGACTGCGTTTGCTGGATTAACGTTAACGGCGGGACTCTGGATCGCTGGCATCATAGCCGCGATTGCGATAGGTGTATTGCTAGTAAAAAACTGGGAGGCGATAACGGGTTTCATTACCTCAAAATTCGGTCCTCAGATCGAGGCCATAAAAGAAGCCTTTGTGTCATTTGGCAGAACGATAACCGACGTGTGGGATTCTGTTGGTCCTGATATTTTATCGTCGCTTAATTCAATCAAGGATATAATCGTTGCAGCGTTTGTGTTCGTAGCTGATCGCGTGATGTTCCTGGTTAACGGCGTGATCGATTCTGTGCTGGATGCGTGGGATACCTTCGGCGGTACTATTACTGCTGTTTTCTCTCTCATATGGGGAACGATTACAAACGTGATAAAGACGGCATTCGGCGTAATCGCTGGTATACTGGATATATTTGCTGGCATCTTTACGGGCGATTGGGGGCGTATATGGGGCGGCGTACAGAAGATTTTTGTATCGGTTTGGGATGGTGTTAAAACAGCGTTCGCTAATGCAATAAATGCTATTGTTGCGTTGATGCCCGGCTTCTTAAAGGATTGGCTGGGAATCAAAGACGAGATCGGCAAGAGCTCTGCGGATATTTCTGCTTCGTTGGACGATGTTATCAAGTCTCACGGTGACGTAGAAGAAGCAACAGGAAAAACTAAAACAGCTTCCGAGAAATATAAAGAAGCTACCGATGCACAAAATGAATCGACGGGCAAGTCTGCGGATATTTTAGACGGTGTTGCTGATTCGGGTGACAAACTGGTTATTACGCTCAATGATCTGGGTAAGGAGGGATTGGCTGCCAAAAACCAATTCGAAAAACTAAACCCGGTTTTAAGGGACACCGATGCGCAGATGGTGAAAACCGCCGAGA